CACAGATCCATCCGGCGCGACGGTGACGGAGCCGTCGACCAGCACGCTCTTGTCGACGCTGACGACTTTGTTTTTCAGCGTGCCCCAGATTCCGGAGACCTCGTTGGTCATGACGCCGATCGACTTGTCTTTTGCGAGTTCCTTGAGCTGGTCGGGACTCATGTTGCTTTGACCAAGACCCGCGCAGCCGCTCAGCATCGCAACGCACCACAGGGTAAGAATTGAGGTTTTTTTCATGATGATCCTTTCGTGATTGATAAATGGGCAGCGCCCGCCCGCGTCCCTTGCTTTTCGCTACGTGTTGGGGTGGCCTTCACGCAACGGGGATAGACAGGCGGGATCTGCTTTTCAACGCTTCAATGCTGCTGTTTCAAACAGCCAGGCCTTTGACCTGCGTGCCGTTGTTGCCGCCGAGCCAGGTCACGCCGCCGCCGTTGGTTTTCACGGCATTGCCGGCGGCGCCACCCAGATAGGCATCGCCGTATTCCCAGTCGCCGTAACCACCGGTGCCGCCAGCTCCGCCCCAGCCGCCGCCGTCGCCACTCGCACCCGCTGGGACATAGGACGAGCCGGGCGCGCCTGGACCGGCGGAAGATCCCGCCGCGCCGGAATTGCCGAAGTGGAACGCGGGCGCGAATCCGCCTGCGCCACCGGCCGCGTTGTTGTAACCCTGGCCACCACCGCCACCGCCTGCAGCGGCGTAATTGGTATAAGGTCCGCCAGCCGGAGAGCGGTGAGCCGTGCCCGAACCGCCACCACCGCCACCGCCAAAAATTTCGCCGCCGGTGTTGTCGATGATGGTCGACACGTTCGTTTCGATGGCGTGGCCACCGGCGCCTGGCGCGCTGGGAACGATGAACGAATACGGAGAGTTGTTCACGCCCGCACCCGGACCGCCATAACCACCGGTTCCCGCGATGCGCCCATTGTTGACGATCGTGATGGTGGATCCGGCAGGGAACCCGGTACCGGTCAATCCCGCCTCGAGCACAACGCCGGCGTTGATCGTGAGATACACGTCGAGCAAGCTGCCGGGATAGCCGGCCGCCGCGAACAAGTTGTAGGTGCCGGTCTGCGTGCTCGTGATGACCAGCGTCACCGCATTGCGCAGCCTTGCTCCGATGCCTTTCAGCATCAGACGGCCCGCCAGACCACCGCGCCGAACACGGTGGTGCCACCATCGAGCGTGATCAGGGACACGACAACGCGCCCCGCAATACTGGGTTTGCCGCCCAGGCCCCACGTGACCGCCGCCGGAAAGGTGGTGTTGTTGAAATTGGACGTGTCGAGCACGTGGCTCGCGATCATGCCGGTCGCCGGCACGTTGGAGAACGTCAAGGCGTTGGTGCCGTTGGTAGTGAGGAAGCTCGATCCGTTCGCCCAGTCGACCGCTTGCCCTGCTGACGCCCCCGGCGTGTAGGTGTTCTTGCCTGCGGGTGAACTCGGCCGCCGCTCGCACAGCACTGCCGATCGGTGTGCCGTCGATGGTGCCGCCATCGATGTTCACGGCCGTGTTCGCCTGGGTGGACATACTGGCCAGACCATGCACACTGGCGCCGGTGAGCGCGATGTGCGCAGCCAGATCCGTGATGGCCTTCCTGACCTTGGCCAGCGCCTCGAGCGCGACGATGATGAAACTCGAACCGATGGTGGCTGCAGTGATGTTCTTGGCCGCATCGTAGGTGATGGCATCGGCGGCATGCATGCTGGCGTAACTGGCGCCGGCGTCATTGGACCAATCCCACGTCTGCGAGGTGATGGCGCCGCTGGTCCAGGTATTGGTCGCGCGGAACCATATGCTGGTACCCGCGTTTTTCCAATAAAAGAACTGCGGGTCATCCGCGCTGCCGGCGCCGTTGGCGCGTTCAAACACGAAGTCCTTGATCTTGCCGCTCAGGATCGAATTGCGAAGCGCGATCAGATTGTTGTACGTGCTGACTACTACATTCGGCCCGGTCTGGCTGCCGAGCGGGTTAACCGAATCGTAGTGGGTATATGCTGGAGTGGGCATAGTTAGACGCCTTCAAAATCCCAATTGAAATCGGACGCGACCTGCGTTCCGGCCTGGTCAAAGAGATACACATCGAAACTGTTCGCACCGGAGAGCGAGAGCACAATGTTGTCGATCGTGCTCATGCGCGCCACGGTGCCGAGCGGCGTGATGGTGATGCGCACCACTTTGAAATACTTGCCCGTGAGCGAGATCGTGGTTGCAGCGCCGGCCGAACTGGTGACCGGCCCGGCGGATTCCTTGCGCGTCACGGCCGCGACCGAGAGCTCAGGCGGTTGCGTGATATGGAACGCCTGGCCGGCGGCATTGACGCTGACGTAGGCCTGGACGTAACGCGCCGTCGCCACAAAGCTGAGCCCGGACTGCACGGTACCCGGCGGCGACGTGAGGCCCGTGACGATCCACGTCCCCATCCCGCCGCTGCCAATGTCAACGGCGTTCGGCGCGTACACCCAGTCGCCCGACACAGGCGCACCTATGTCGATGATCTCGGATTCAAAACGCGAAACAGTGAATGCTGCGAATCCGTACGACGCGATCGAGTTGGTGTCGACATCGCGGCCGTGAAATTCGCGTCCCAGGTGCCGTCCCAATTGGTGATCCAGCGCTGATGCCGCTCGCCGTCCACGCGATAGGCCAGTATGCGAAACGGTATCGTCGGGTTGACGAATTCGTTTGTCTGCAGATAGGCGTCCGAATCACTAGACACCGTCACATCGGCATAGGTGGCGTTTGTTGAGTACTGCGGCACCGAATCGATCGCCTTGACATAAAACCGGTGTGTGCCAACCGGCAGCCCTTTGAAGCGGGTGCGCAGGCCGTCGACACGGTCGATCAGGGTGGCAGATTCCCACGAGCCCGCCGTTGTGTTCGGCGTGTATCTCCACTCATAACGAATAACGTCGATATCGACCGACGGATCCCAGGCCAGCAACACCTCGCCGCCGAGCTCGATTGCCTGGCTGATGAGGGGAACGTCCCCGGGCGGCAGCAGCTTGCCCAGCGCCTCCGCGCTCTCCATCGTCGGCGGTGCAGACAGGAAGCCCAGCGTGTTACGCGCCTGCACCGCGACTGAATAGGACAACGATTGCTGCACAGGCGGCGAAACGTATTCAGCGCTGCTGGCGCTGCCCTCGAACACCAGCTGCGATCCGTTGAAAAAGCGCACGATGTAATCGACGAAGTATCGATCGGGCGACGGCGTCCAGGTGCAGCGAAACCGCGACAGGTACTTGGCTCCGCTGGCCACGCCCGATCCAGCCGTCTGCAGCTGGTCAAGGTAAACCTCTTCAACCATCGCGAGCCCGGTGACGGGCAACACGGTCAGCGGCGACGGCAGCGTGGTGCCGGGATAGGTGGGCGACGCCGGCGTGTCATCTGAATACATGGCGGGCTGGTATTCCTGCGCCACGATCTTTACGCGCGCCGCACCCATCGCAATCAGGCGCTGGATCCTCACCGGCTTGGCGGCCAGATCGACATCATTGGTCAGCCGGATGACATCGCCGCGGCGGGCTTTGTAACCTTTCTCGAACACCGGGAATTCCAGCGTCTTCAGGCCCAGCGTGTGTTCGGCGTAGTAGCGATTGCGCAGCCGGATGGCTTCGGCGTAATCCTGGATGAATGGCGCATTGACCACCATCTCAACCGCGTCGACCAGCTGCGCCGTCACGTCCGCCGTTTCGATCGCTTCGGTGTAGGCCTCAGCCCAGGGCTTGACCGCGGTGTTCGTATAGCGCACCGAGATCCGATTTGGCGCATTAGCCGAATCGCGCTGCGAGTATCGCAGCTCGCGCGGCTGCCAGTCTGCCGCGGCGAAGGCCTGCGTGGTGGAAACATCGACAGGCGCATCGGCAACCAGGTACGTCGTCGGTCCTTCGCGCACCACAAAACAGACACCGGTGCGCAGCGTCTCTTCGATATCGCGCTTCTGCACCTGCTGCGCAAACGTCAGCCCGAAGGTGTGGCGCTTCTTTGTGGCCAGCAGCTCGTCGCAGCGATCGGCCACCACCGCAACCGAAGCCCAGTCCATTGTCTCGCCCGGGCCGCGCGTCGGGTTCGCGAGGAAATCGGCCAAGTGCAGTGCCGGGTTGTTCGAATACACGGTCAGCGTCGATCGCGGATCGTAAACTTTCAGGCCCTGCATGGTGAACGCGATCGAGCGTTCGTCGATCGAAACGTCGACGCTGGCCGGGATCTTGATCACCGCATAAGCGACACCCGGTCGCACGTCGGTATAGACCACACCCTGCAGCAGCCAGGCGGCCACCAGGGCGGCATCAGCCGCCACTTGCGTGCCGTCGTACACGGTGACAGTGACGCCTGCCGGCGGCGCCACATCGTTGATCTCGGTACTGACCACCCCGCCGATCGTGCCTTCGCCCAGCACACAATCCAGCAGCATCGCGCCGGTTGAATCGAGCAGCGCGTTGACCAGCAGCGGACCGATGCGCACCAGGCCGTAGCTGAATCGCAGCGGCGCGTTGGCGGCGGCCAGCGTGAACTGCTGTTCAGATGGCACGCCGGCGGTATCGGCCAGCGTCTCGTAACCGGGCAGCGAGATCGGCAGCCTGGCATTCGGGATCACGCGCACGACAGGCCGCACCGGGCCGACAAAGGGACCCACCGGCAGGTTCGAAGCGCCGGGAAGAATGACGTTCACAGGGATACCAGACGCAAGTGCGGTTTCATGTGCGCGCGCGCTCGAGACGGAACGACGACTGCCGGAAGCGGATGATCTGCCCCTCCGGCGCCATCACGTTGAAGCCGGTCGCTTTGCCGATACGCTTGGATGGGCTAAGGCTGCGCTGCGCGGCATCGCGCGAGACGTTGATCGTCACCTGCGGCGGCGTGCCTTCGGATGCCGACTGGATGCAGCCGCTGAAGAACCAGAAAGGATCTGTGGATCCGGTGGCGCCGGCATAGAAACGCGCGATCGCGACCGGCTTGCCGATCAACGATTCGACCCGCACCAAGGATTGAATGGCCAAGGTCGGATCGCGGAACTGCAGCGTTCCGCCGCTGGAATCGTCCAACAGGTTCTGCACTTCGAGCACCGCCGGCACATAGATATTGCCGAGCCAGGTCACCGCATCGCGCGTGGAAAAACGCACGATCTGCGACAGCGTCAGCTGCACCAGGAAGCCCGGCTCCCAATTGGCCGAGTCGATCTTGGCGATTGTCGGCGCGGATAAGGTACGCGTCATGAGACCTCGCCCAGCTCGACGGTGACGTTGCGAAATTCGGTGGTGCCGGCGAGACCTTCGCGCTTCGGCTCTTCGAGGAACTTCACGCTGTACGCGACGCCGTCTTCATACCAGGTGAAGGTGACGGGAATCTCTTTGTTGGCCACCCACAGCGCCTGCAGCGTGGCCATGTCGGCGACGGTCAGGACATGCTTCAGCGTGAAGCGTTTCTTTTGCTGCGGCCAGTAAGTGTGATGGCCGCCGGCGCCATCGACGAAGGCCTCGGCTTTCTGCGATGGCGTGGCGGCCGAACCGGGATAGCAGTTGAAGGCAGGATACGCAGCCACTGCTATGCTCCCGATTCGCCGCCGCCACCAACCACCTCGACGCGGAACCCCTGCCTGGCAGTGCCGGCATTCAAGTTGGCCGTGTCGCGCTCGATCAGCGCGGTCTCGCGATTCATCTCTGCTGTCGCCCGTTCGGTCTCGGCGATCGCCTTCTGCTCGGCCAGCATCTGCGCGGCGTGATCGGCGGCTTCTTTCTGCAGTTCCGACAAACGCGTATCGGCTTCAAGCTGCGTTGCCTTCAGGCCGAGAACGAACTCATCGAGCTTGGCCTTTTGTTCGCCAGCATCGAGCATGCCGAATGCCTGGTTGGACAGGCCGACGATTTGGCTGACGGTGCTGGCGATCAAGCCGGCGTCGGTCATGCCGCCCAGCGAATCCTTCAAGGCCTGCGCCTCGGTCTGCAGCATCTTGTACTGGCCGCTGCTGTCGAGTGTGCCGAAGGTGAGATCTCGAATGGCCTGCGCGATCGTGGTACCGACCGTGGCTTTGGCGTCGTCGAACTGTTTGGCGTAATCGGCGATCTGCTTGAACGCCGGGCCCAGCTGGGTCAGCGCCGCGAAGGCCTTGCGGCCGGACTCGGTGGACAGATCCTGCGCGGTGACGAGATCGCGGAACGCGGTCGCATTCGCCGGCACGCTGAAGCCGAGCGCATCGAGCTGCTGCGTGAGCGTGTCGACGGCGAATCCATTCTTCTCGGCGGCGGTGTAAAACTGATCGTAAAACTTGGTCACCGAATCGGACATCTCTTCGATGCCGCCGAACAGCTTCACCAGCTCGGTGCGTGCGCCCATCGAGGCGAAACCGATCTCACCGAACGCGGTCTTGACATCCTTGCCGAGGATCCTGGCCACCATGTCGGTGGCAGTGAATTCCTGGGCGAGACGCATCAGCGTTTCGAACAGGCCTTCGCCAACTTTCTGGAATCGATCGAGCCCGGCAAACGCGGCACCCGCCATGTCGTCGCCGATCTTGCTGAAGATAGCGCGCAGCTGCTTCTCGATCTCATCGCCGGTGAGATCCTTGAAACTGATCTTCTGGAAATCAATCTTGAACGCGTCGAGGATCTGCCCGATCGCGCCTTCGTTCGAGCCGAACACCTTGGCCGCCTGCATGATGGAATCGAACAGGCCGTTGATGATCATCGTGAACTGGCTAGTGATCTCGGCGGACAAGGCCTGTGTCGACGGATCGATGCGGCTGGATTTGATCAGGCCGAAGAGCGAGCTCTTCTTCGATTCGATATCGGCGTACGCATCGGCTGAAATTCCACTGCGAGCCTGGCCGAGCGTCTGGGCGTTGATCTGCAGGCCGGAATCGACGATCGAGCGCTTGGTGGTGCCGAACACCATGTTGAAAAACTTTTGATCGTTGAACAGCGAAGGCAGCCCGAGCGGATTCGGCCCGCCGAACGAATTGGCGTTGGCATTGTTGGTGGTGGCGAGGTTGTATCCGGTCTCGTCGGTCCCGGTGAGCTGGCCAGAACGCACCACAATCGCCGCCAGGCCGCCGATGTTGTTGTCGATATTGCGCAGCGATCGCATCATCGAGGCGGTGTGCTCGTTACCCAGGATCGAGGTGTTGGACAGCAGCTGCAGCGCCTTGCTGATCGACTCCGATTGCGCTTTCGCGTTACCCAGGATCGAACCGGTACCGGCCGCCGCCTGGCGGTCCTTGGCCGACATCCCACCCCCGCTGCTGCTGCCACCCCCAATGGCCACACCGAGCCCCGCCACAATCGCCGCCATGGCCGCCATGCGACCGAACGCCGTGTAGGGATCGCCGTTGCCCTGGTTCAGCACCGCGCCGATGGCCTTCGGTACCAGCTCCGCGATCGTCATGGCCAGCTCGGCTGCGTGGAAGACCTGGCTGACGGCCTGCAGCGCTTTGTAGCCGCGCGATTGTTTATCGAAGAAGTTCGAGGCGGCATCAGCCATGTCACCGTAGGCGCCCAGCCGCTGCTGGGTTTCCTCGCGCATCAGCGTCAGTTGCAGTTGCGCTTTTTTCTCCGGATCGAGCGTGGGATCGTTCGCGATGGCGATTCGTTGCTTGGCGATCGACTCCTCGGTTTTACCCAGCTCCACCATCGTGGTAATGAGCTTGCCCACACCGGCGCCGATCGCGCCGAAATACTGGCTGGCGGCGGAGGTCAGATTGACCCAGCGATTCTGCTGGTCAGCGAGGATCTGCTTCTCGGCCGTCAGGCCCATCAGGTGCTTGCCCTGTTCGGTGATGAGCAGGCGTTGCTCGACCGTCATCGCCTTCATGATGTTCTTGCGGTTCTGCTCGGCCACCAGCGCCAACTCGGTGGCGTTAGCCGTCTGGCCGATGAGGCTGTTTTCCAGCGCGGTTTGCCGGTTCGTTTCCACCTGGGAACCGATTAACTGGTCAGCCGCGTCTTTCATCGACTGCCAGCCCTGGATCATGCGCTGCTCGTCGGCGATCTCCTGGTTGATCAGCACCAGGGCCGATTTGCGCTCGATGTTTCTTTCCTTGAGGATTTCCAGGTTGATTTTCGCGTCCGCAGTCACGTTTTTGAATTTATCGCCCTGCAGTTCAAGTATGTAGGCGGCCATCTCACCAGTTCCGTTGAGGTGAGCCAATTCCTTTTCGAGTGCAACCACCTCGTTTTCGTAGGTCTTGAGCCCGGCTGCGGCGGCGAGTGACGCGGCCGGGTCGAACTTGATGACCGGCTTGGATGGGTCACCTGGCGCAGTCGCGCGCTTGTCCTGCGCCGCGATGTCCAACTTCGAAATCTCACTCTCGATCGCTAATTTGCGAGCCTGAATTTCCGCCCAGGTCTTGTCCTGCGCCGCTTGCCCCTGCGGATTGATGCGCATCCCCATGCTCGCCCAGACCTTATCCAGGTCGCGCTGGGACTGCAAAAAGGTGGCAGCCTCCAGGTTGATCGCGGCCAGTTTCTCAGCAGGGCTCTGCGTCACCAATTTGTCAAACGCGATCGACGCACCGGCCATGCCGCCCTGGAAGAGGCCTGCAAAAAATCCGCCCTGCTTTTTCCCCTCGATGAAGACCTTGATGATTTCATTCATCGCAGGCACACCTTCGGCGATGATGCTGCGCCAAGCGCGCTCGGAATTCATCTGCAGCTCGACCAGCTGGTCACCCAGCCGGTCGGCCGCCTCGGCCTCTTCATCAGTGGCGGTGGCCACCAGCTTGTGTGCATCGGCGATTTCGGCGATGACGCGATTCATTTCCTTGCCGGATTTGCTGAACACCTGCTGCATGACGGCGTTCCTCTCGTTGCCGATGGCGTACTTGTCGGCCGCGCGAGCGATCTTCTCGAACATCTCGTCGGGCTTAAGGCCCTTCAACTCCGCAGCCGACAGGCCGATCGCGCGCAGCGCTTGGGCGGAGGCGGTCTGCGGGTCCTTCGCTTCCATTGCAGCCTTGTTCATGCGGAACATCGCTGAGGCGACAGCATCGAGACCCAAACCCGCCATCCGCGCTGGCGCTTCGAAGCGTGAGATCTGCGAGGCAGTGACACCGGCTTCCTGACCGAGATCCTTCATGCGCGCGGTGGCGTCGATGGAATTCTTGATGAAGCCAACAGCCCAGCCGATCGACAGGCCGACGCCGAGCGCGCCGAGCGCGTTCTTCGCCATATTGACCGCACTGGTGACGGACGCCATGGCGCTGCCGACCACGCCGCGAGCCTTGGTCATATCCTCGGTAATGCGCGCGATGTTCGCGAACATCTGGACTTCGAGTTTGCCGGCGACAGCCATGCTTTCTCCGATTTTTATGAGAACAGGTCACAACTACAAGGCCGCGATAACACGCATGCGGTCACGCAGGTCCATCCACGCCGGGCGTTCGACTTCGCCACCCCAGGGCGCCGGCGCATCGCGCTTGATGGCCGCGTGGGATTCACTCAGGTACTCAACCGAGAGCCGATGCAGCGCCTCGGCTTCCCACCCGCTGAGCCGGGCGCCGGTATTGCATTTCCAGAAACAAATTTCGGCCTGCGTGATCGGCGAACTGCCCATGCCGTCGACCATGGTTGGGCCGATGCGGAACAGCGTGGCGACCAGGTGATCGCCGTTTTCGAGCGGCGGCATTTCAGCCTGATATTGATCTTTGCTGCGGCCCGCCTCGGCCGCCACCCAATCTTTCTGCCGCTGTGCGAAACGCGTCAGCAGCGGCAACTTCGACTTATCCTGTTCCGCCCTTTCCGGCGCCGTGTTCAGCCAGGCGGAGTGTCGGACGTAGAGGCTGGCTTCGTCGTAAAGGGCTTCATAAAATTTTTCAGGTCCTCCGACTTCGCGAGGATCTGTTCCTTGATCGGCGGATTGGTGGTGCACAACTCGATCGCACCTTCAGGCGAATACTCTTCCTGGATGCCGCGCCAGCCCTTGACGCGAATCGCCACCAGCTTGGTCGAGTACTCGATATCCTTTTCGACCGGTCGGACCTTAATTTGTTTGTTGCGCGGATCGCGCTTTTCGGCTAACGCTTCCTGGGTGCGCTGCGCGTTGCTTTCTTCCTTGATGAGATCAAGGATTTCCTGCGAATGGCCACCGATGACGGACAGGAAAACGCCGATACCCTTGCCGCTGACTTCGTCGATGACTTCGAACTCAAAAGGCACGTCGGCCAGTTTGGTGACATCCAGATCTTTAAGCGAAAGCATATGAATTCCTTTAGCGGGAGCTGAAAAAATGCCGGTGCCCGGCGCGGGCTTCCCGCTAAGGAAGACACCGCACCAGGTCCGTACACGGAGGCGGCCATGGTAGGCCGTTTCTTTTTGCGCCGACGCAGCGCTATACGGCTGCCACAACCACCGGCGCCTTGCAGATGCCGAGCGTGGCAGTACGCGTCATCACTGCGCCTTCCTTGGCCGGCGCCAGTGCCCAGCCGGCGTTAATCACATCGAGGTAATGGATCTCGCCATCCGGGAAGGTGATCTTCATCGAGTAGTGATTAGGAGAGGCGTCGGCCGCTTTCAGAATCACCTGGCCGGCATCGGTCGGCATGTCGGCGCAGACCAGGTCGCCGTCGCCGTAATCAGCCACGCCCTTCAGCTTTTCCACGGCACCCGAGATCGGCGTGAACTTTGTCACCGTTCGCTTGCTGCCGTAGGTGGGGAAATCCTGCACGCGACCGATGGCGGTGTAGGTGATAGTGGTGGCGCCATATCCTGCGGCATCGTAGGTCGCGGGCAGCGACGCCGAGATGGCATAGATGGTGTCGGTGAAGCTGGCGGCCGAGGTATGCGCAGCCTGCTGCTGCTGGCATGGCGTGGGTTGCATCGGACGCGCTGATTTTTCGACGGTGAGGCCAATGGCTTGCAGCGCTGCGTACACCGCCGAAACCAGCGGCCGCGCGAGTGTCTTCAGATTCATGGTGTTTCCTTTCGACGGGGTCAAAAAAAAGACCGCTGAATTAGCGGCCGGTGGGTACTACTCGTTGCAACGCCGTCAGGCACCTATCCACCTGACGATGAAATCGCGCGAGCCGCTGTAGAGTGCGGTCGCCGCGTCCGACAGATCGGGGCCCTCGATGTCGGGCTGGATCGAATCGACGACGATGCCGTTGATGGTGCCGCGCTGGCTGGGGCAGGCCGCCAGGATCAGCCGCAGCGCCGCCTTGACCCCTGGGTAGCCGGTGCCCGGCGGCGAGCCCTGCGGGCCCTTGAACAGCGCGCTGACCTGCACCCGGTCGGTGTGCATCTTCGGCGATTCGTTGGTGCGGATGTGGTTGTACGGGAGGCTGGTGATCTGCATCACCGCGATCGCCGGCATCACGGTATTCAACGGCAGATCGCCGGCCATGATTCTGGCGGCGGGGATCACGGCGATCAGCGGCCCGTTGTTCGCCAACAAATGGCGGATGACGGCGACGCCGCTCACGCGCTATCCCCATCGATGACGATATCGGCTGTGTCCAACCCTTCCTTGGTAGCCAGCCGTTGCTTCATGTATTCGGCCGAGGCGACGACGGCGTTGCGCGCTTCCTGGTCGAGTGCCGGACGCATGAACGGATGCGGCTCGGCACCCGGGTGCTCCACCGATTTGGCGAACAAGCCGCCCAGGGACAACCACCCGCCGGATTTGGCGTTGATCCGATGCGCACTGGTGCCGAATTCGACTAGGTGCGCGATCGAGGCGTGCGGGCCGGTGGCCTTGACTACCGCCGTCACTGTGCCGCCTTTGGCGCGCGTGCGGATCCTGAGACCCTTGGCCAGCTCACCGGATACGTTGTGAATTTTCGCTGCGGCTGCCGGCAGCACCACGCGCATGCCGGCGCGCAGACTGCCCCGCAGGACGTTCTTTTCAATCTTGACCGGCAGCTGCTGCAGGAACTCATTCAGTTTATCGAGTCCCTTGACGACGAATTCGTCGGCCATCAGCGTGCCCCGCGCAGTTTGCCGAACAACCGCCCCAGCAAGCCCGGCTCCGGTCGCAGCACCGCGATGTCTTCGCCGTCTTCGAGCAGGATCGAATCGAAGCCGGGGAATAGTTTATCCAGCAGCGCGGACATATGCGTGCGCTGGCGATCGTTCAGGCGCTGCAGGCTGCGATAGATGAGGATATCGCCCGGGCGCAGCCGCGCGACCTTGACCGATTCGAAGATGGATTCGAGTGCCTCGACGCTGACATTCTCGTCCATCAGGATTCCTCGATTTCCCCTGGCGCCGGCGAATGCCTGGAAACGAAACGCGGCGTTTTTTCTTCAACTTTCTGCACGGCCACCACGTCGGCGGACGGGAGCGGGTCGGGATGCTCGACCTCGACCCCGGCGGCACGGAGCTCGGCGGCGATCTGGGCGATGCCTTCGGCGAGCCCGTGAAAATCGCAATCGTCGACTTTGCGCTGATAGGCCTCCACATCCAAGCCCAGCAACACGATCTTGGACGCGCCGCAACGGGCCGCGATACGCATAGCGGCCAGGTAGTTATTGCGGATCTCGATGACATGGTTGGCACCGATCTCGACCCGCTCATAGAACATGCCGGCGTAGTGCGCGTCTTCGAGGAAATCCTGGTCGCTCTCGACGCCGACGATCTTGATGCCGGCAAAGTGCTCAACCTCGGCCCAATGCTCGCGGTGCGGATCCAGCGCGACGAACATATCGGCGCTGGGCGCGTACTTCACGGCGCGGTTGACGGCGATAGTCCTGTAGCCGCGCCCGATCGCTTCGTCGGCCAGTTCCTCGGTCATGGCGGGGCCGTTGCCGAGGATGGCGACGGTCTCGCCTTCCCAAATTTTCTCGATGGTCCAGGCAGTGGTCATATGATCCTCACGATGAAATTTTTTCGCACATCATTTCGATGCGTTGTTTACGGCCTTCGATCTCGGCCGGGCCGGCGATGATCTGCATGACCTGGTCGCTATCCCCATGAACCGTGATGCGCATCGACGAGTCGATATCGTCACGCCAGCGCATGCGCACCCGCACCTGGTTGCGCGCGACATCGAGGCCCATCTTCACGCTCTCGGCGCGGCTGGGCAGCACGTCCTGCACTTCGGCGTAAAAGCGCTCGGCCACCACCGGGCTGCCCGGCAGCGCAACCAGTGGCGCCCAGCTGATGATCTCGGTGCCGTACAGCGGATCCTGCGTGACCACTTTCCGCTCTACGGTGATCTGACGCTGGCGACCGGTATTCATGCCTGCTTTTCCGATGCATGCGGATCGACCGCCAGAAGGGTCAGTTCGTGCTCCCACGCTGACGGCATGACCTCCACCGTGCGGAACACATCTTTGACCCAGCGCGTCCACTCGGCATGCGTCAACAGCGTGACGTGTGCATTGCGGCCGTCCGGCAACTTGGCCCGCGCCGGCTTGGTGCTGATGGTGAACACCGCGGCACCCGATCAACACCCGACATCGGAATATGTTCGAGTACGTCGCAGGCCAGCACCAGGTCGAACCGCCCCGCTGGCATGGTCTTGTAGGTCGGGATAGCCGGGTCGAAACGTTCGATGCGGCGCGCGCCATCGAGCCAGAAGTGCGCAGCCAGGTCACTGCGGCCGCAGCCGTAATCGAGGATCGTGCGCGGGGCCCGGGCCTTGACCACGGACGCGATCGTGGCCAGGTGCAGCTCCGTGGCTGAGCTGCCGTAAAAGCGCGTTGAGTGCATTTCGCGGTAGAGCACAACGTGATCACCGAAGTCCGGCAAGTCGCGGCAAAAGGCGAAGGCGCCTATGTTCTCGCGCCCGGCGTCGGTTTCGTGCGCGCTGGCCTCCAGCAGGCGGAAACCGTACAGCGCCATGTAGTCGACGAAACCCTGGTGCGTGAAATAGAACAGGTGCTCGCCTGGCCGGTAGTGCCGCGACTCGCGGATCCTGCCCAGGTCCGCGAAGATCGGCAGGGAGACGAACACGTGCGCACCCTTGCGCACCCGCTTCAGATAATTTTCCGGATCCTCCATGTGCTCCAGGGAATCCCACAGCGTCAGCGCATCGGCGCCGGTGTATTCCTCCGAATAGAGTCCGGCCAGCCGCAGCGCCACGGCTGCCTCCGGGATTACCTCGAAACCCATCGCTTCGAAACCTTGCGCGCGCGCGGCCCGGACGAAGGCGCCGGAGCCGGCGCCGATATCCAACACGTTGGCACGCCGCTCGAGATGGCGCGCCAGCAACGCGCAGCGCCCGGCATTCACCGCCTGGGCGATCGCGCCGCCTTCGTAGGCTTCGACCCTGGCCAGGTACGAAGAGTCGTACTTGACCCGACCGGCACGCATGTTCGCCTGGTACGCCACGCCGCGCTGATCACAGCGCATCAGATCGTCATCGACGGTAGCGTCGAAGCGTTTGATGAGGCGGTCCATCTTATGCGCCCGCGTGTTGTTGCGAGTTGCGGTGCCAATACGCCAGGCAATCGAATTGCGCGCGCGTGACTTCGTCGGCCGGCAGGCTGTTGACCAGATTCCACACCGGCGCCTGAAGCGGCCAGTATTCGTGGAACAGCACCCGCCCGCAGCGCTTCACCAGCTCAAAGTCGGCGCGCGTGTCGTGGGTGTGATCGCCGTCCTGGTAACAGAAGTCGAACTCGAGCCCGTTGACCACGCGATCTTTCTCGGCGTTGTCTTTCACGTCGATAAAGTCGACGTTGGCGATGCCCAGGTAATGGACGATCTCATGCTTCAGTGGGATCGGCTTGTCATCCACACTCACGCAGATGACGCGATCGAAGAACTGCGACAGCACCACCCCCGAGATACCGTTGAAGCTGCCGATCTCCAGGCAAGTACCACCGCGCACACCGATTTGCCGCAGGAAGCTCTCGAATTCCATGCACACGCTGGAACGCCCGAAAGCGGTTTTGCCGAAGCGCTTGAGCACGGCGTTCAGCTGCGGATTGGAGAAGGGCCCGAAGGTGATCTCGCCGACCAGGGCTTCGGTGTTGCCGTCGTCGATGATGCGTTCGTTCAAATTGCTCTCCCGTTAAATCCAACTACCGCGAAACCCCAGGCGAGATCTCGCTCGCCGTGAATCACGTCGACGAAGCCCAGCGCGCGCAGCATTTTTGCCACGTCCGCCGGCCAGAAAAGGTGCAGGTGCTTGCGACAGTTCTCAGGCCGCCAGTAACCCATCTCCGGATGCGGTAAGTAGAGAAACAGCACACCGCCCACGCGCAACCGCGTTTTCCAATGCTCCAGCGCAGCGACCGGACTTACCAGGTGCTCGAGGCAATGCGACGAAAAGATGAAGTTGTATTCGGCCGGCGGCAGGGACATCGCACACTGGCCTTCCTGCCGGATATCGGCCGGGTGCAGCTCGATCGGCACGGCGCCGGCGAGTGGCCAGCGGCCGGCGCCGATATCCAGCCCCTCACCTTTGCAGAACTCCAGGGCTGTGGGCGCGATGAACCGCATCGCATTGCCGTGGCGAATGTAATCCGGGTAGAGCTCGCCTTCGTAACGGAACAGTTCGCTCATAAATTATCGATCTCGCCGAAGACGATGGCCAACTGCTCAACCTGGCGCGCGGCCTTGTCGAAGCGATCGGTGGCTTTCGCATTCACCAGCTTTTTCACCACACCAGGCTGCAGGCCTGATTGCTTGGCGACGGCCTTGACTTTCTCGCTGAAAGTGTCGCGCGCGTCGGTCAGCTTTTCGGCGAGTACCAGCAAGTCGGCCAGGTTGTCGCGCAGCGGCTTCAGCTTGATGACATCGTCTTTCTTGCCCTTGTTCTTGGACTTGATCGGCAGTTGGTTTTGCGTTGCTGCTTCCATGTCTTCCCCTTAACTGACGCCGGCCAACCGTTTCGCCTGCGCGATCGTGCGCGTGACCCAGGCCGGGATGCCAGCGGCCGACGCATGCCGAGGCACACCAAGGTACGCTTCACCGCATTCGCAGACCACGTGGGCGAATTCCCCCGCCTGCAGCGATCGCTGCCCGGCAATCGCAGACCAGGGATCGATCGGGCGATTGATGAAGATCACAGACGCGCGCGGATGCGCACAGGTGATCACTTCAGGCGGTCGCGAGCAGCTTGGAAAGCGACGCATCGAAAACCAGCGGATGTTTATGCGCGTTCGCTTTCAGCCAGGCGGCCTCGAGATCCGGCCGGTGACCGATCGGATCGCCGTTTTTCTTTTCGTGCCAGGGCTCGTTGACGTTGTGCAGCCCGGAGGTGAAGAAATCGAAGCCAGTCAGGAACACCGACCGCGGCTCGCAGGCCAGTACGTCGAGAATGGCGGCGAAGCCGGTGGTCGGCTGGTGCTTGTCCAGCAATTCAAACTTTTGGAGGAAGCGCGCCGCATCTGGCACAAACACGTCACCGAACCACCAGGCGGCACGATTGCGGTAGATATAGCGGTAGTCGATGCCTTCGGGCTTGTTGTGCGCCACGTGCCACTCCGATTCCAGCGGCTTACTGTCGGGCAGCTTGCACATGCACAAATACACGCCATCGCGCTGCAGCTCAGTTGCGGTCTTGCGGATCGAGGTGCCGAAAAATGAATAGAAGATGTCGGTGCGAAAGCCGGCCGCCTCACTCACCTTGTAGTTGTTGACGCGGACTACCACTTCATGCGAATCGATGAGGCCGGACGCGTTCTCAAGCACGGTCGGCGCGCTGCCGACGATGGCGATGCGCTTACCGCGCAGATGCCCCGCCGCGTCGTTGAAGGTTATAAAACGCACGCCCCGGCCTCCCGCATCCCACCACCATTCATACCGTGCCCCTCACGAGGGTAGGATGCGCCACGAGCAGCGGACGCCATCGGCGCTGCTGCGCTTTTCCACAGGAACGTCGCCTCCATCACCTTGTCCACGGGCCAGTCGTCGACCACGTAATGAGAGGTCAGTTTGCTCAATACCTTCCTGGGTGTGATCGACTTGATATAGGGGTGCCGGTATGCGCACATGCCGCCGGCCGCCCAGATCGCGAGCAGCGGTTTATCGAACACCTCCGCGAGCGGGATCGCAAACGAACACTGCGCGATCATGCCGTCACAGATCGAGGCCAGGTCCAACAGGTCGGACACCGATGTCTCATCGGAGAGATCGGAAGATACCGGCAGCGCATACAGGTTCGCGCCTTTGCCGATACGCACGGTATGGCAGCCGTGCAACATAGCCAGCACCGCGTCAAAGGCGCGCCGGTCCGGCAGCAGCTCCAGGCCGAAGCCATCGGTGCGGCCCATCGGCGTGCGGCCGCCATGCACCAGGATGATCGGTTGCCGGCCGGCGGCCGCCGTGACGCGGTCGACGAGCGCCTGGTTGCGCACAGTCCAATCGAAGCGCAGCGGTAAGCCCGGCGTGCCGGCGCTGGCGCAGATGTCCTGCCATTGATCGGTGTCCGGATTCGGCTTGCCGGCCACGTAGTGTCCCAGCACGTTGATGTTTTCGCGGCTGAACGGTTCGACCGTCGCGCGTGAATCCAGGAATACCTCGGGATGATCCGAGCACACCGTCACCGTATCGCCGGCAGCGATGAAATGATCGACCAGCGGGCGCAAGTAAAGAGAATCGCCCAGGCCGGACCCACCGCGTATGCGTTTCGGAATGCGTTTCAAAGCGCTTCCTCCAATGTCAACTTTTCGAACGAATCGATCGCGGATCCGGGCGAGCAATTGATCACGCGCACGCCGGCTGCCTTGATCGCGTTCTCACCGGCTGAAAAGGCGCGCCGGTATTCTTCGTATGCCGCCAACGGCGTCGGTGTCGGATGGCCCGCGTGAAAATGCGTTTTGCCATCCGCTGCCGGCTTGCCGTCGAAGCCGAGCAATACGACCTTGCGCGCGCCGGCGAGGATCGCGATGTTCAGCGCCTGCCAACCGCCATTGCGGCCGGTAGAGATGGCATCAGGATCGAGCGAGAGGCCGCTGCCGTGGTACGGGTGATCGCGATTGCGCAACACGTGCACGCTGTCGCTAAACAGATCCGCGCCGGGATTCTGGATGCTGCATTTCAGCCCACCGAAACTCTTGAACGATTCGCGCACCGCATGCCAGCCGTGCCAGCGCGGATCCGCTGCGTAAAGCACGTCCGCCCAGGGCGCCAGCAGGTAGCTGTCGTTGATGGCGATGCAGCGGAGCTCGTCGGCGGCGTGACGCGCGTAGACGGCCTGCACCTGCTCGATCGTCAGCGACGGACCTCCGCCCAGCAGCACGACGGTGTCACCAGCCCAGCCGCGCAGCACGCGGCTGAAGCGGTCGAAATCGTTGCGTTGGAGGATCACCTTTTGGTTTTACGCAAGGCACGCTTCACGCACTTCTTCGCCTTTTTCACACTGCGGCGCGTTAGCGACATGTCCTGCTTTAGGCGGGCGATATTTGCGAACATCTGCACTTCGAGTGCGCCGGCAATAGCGAACATTTAGCCTCCCAATTGAAAAGCCGCCCAAGCACCCACATCCGTGCAAATTGAGGCGGGCCAAATCAGTTTAGATATGCGCCGCCTTTCGATCGCACTGGAAGCTGGCAAGATCGACGGCGTTTTATTTGACCGCCTGGTCAACGCCGCAGGCAAGAATTGCAAAGCTCTGGCCATCATAATTGCCGATCAGATGCGCCAGGACCATCACCAGCATATGCTGTGGAAATCTGAAGCTCTCGAGCATAAAAAATGACCGCCTCCGAACTTATTGAATTGCGCCAACGATTTCACTGGTCGCAAGCCGAAGCAGCCAGGCAACTCGGCTGCTCGGCCCGGTCAATCGTCAATTGGGAAAATGGCACCAATAAAATTCCCAAGAGCATCGCACTCGCCGTCGCCGCTGTCGCCATGAACGTACCGCCCTACGGAAAAAAGTAGGTCACGCAATTTGCAGATCCGAGCGCTCGGGCCGGATCAGGTTTTCGGCAGCGGCGAGCAGTTTTTCCATTTGATCCTTGTCGCGATCGTAATGGGCTTCCGCGTGCAGCTTGATGGCCTGCTTGAAACGCACCGGTATCCGTTCCACACCCAACTGCGGACTGCCGACCGAATCAGTGAAGCCGGCGCGAAAGGTGATGCGCATATCGCCTGTGATCCCGCTGGACCAGCTGGCGCCGTTCAACGCGACCAGGCGCGGCCACTTCGAATCTGCCTCGCGCAGTCCGTAAGTCGCGGCACCGAGCGCGGTCTCTGCGCCGGCCTGGTCCACTGAAATGATATTGACAATTGACAGCGCCGGAGCTTTTGGCAAAACGATCTCACCATAGCGGCCCCAGCGCCACTGACCCTCGTAGAAGTCATAGTTGACGGGGCCCGGGCCGCTGCGGCCGCCGACAACGTCGCCGCCGGCATTGCTCCCCGCCTGGCTGAGCAGCGTGAGCCGCCAGGTCTGCTCAACCAGGGCGCGGCCGGTGTAATCCTCCACCCATTCGCGGCCGGCGGTAATCAGGTCGGCGAGCTCGGCCCGGGTGATCTCATCGATGCTGGAGAATTCGTGCACCTGGCGAATCATTTCCTCCAGGGTCACCGGCTCGAATTCCGGCTGGGTAACGCGCTCCAGGGTGAATCTCATTTGAGTCTCACGGGCGTGGATGCGGCGGGTGCTTCGGGCGGTTTTCCGTCCTTGCCGTCGCGGCCGCGTTTGACGGCCAGGCGCCAGGCGTCTGATGTTTCCGGCTTATCGGTGGTGACACGCTGCGCGATCCAGAATGAGCCGCCAAGCGTCACGCCGTCGCCCGCCTGGTATTCGCCATCGCGCCAGACACCGCGGTCGAGCACGACGTTGCTTTTGATCGTGCGCACCAGCTGGCGACCATTGGTGTAGTGGGTTGTGCGGGTGAGCGTGCGGCCTTCGTCGGACGGCACTTCGGTTTCGCTGTCAATGCCGTTCACCACGACTGTCCAGCCGGCTTTCTCGAGGCCGTCAGTGATGGGATCCGTGTTGCGAATAGAGCGGATAGTGCCGCCGCGATGTTCGGCGAACGTGCCGCGCGGATATGACTTCGCCTCGTCGATGGCGGGCAGGATCTCCAGGGACAGGGCATCGCGGCCGTCGCGACCGTCCACCGCTTGCGTGCGTGGCAGGTTCGCGACGGCCGCGGCGACCTGTTCGTTGATCATGCGGGCGATGGTGTCGGGGTGAATGCTTTCGCCTGGCTTGCCGTCCTGGCCGTCTTTGCCGTTGACGGGCTGGGGGAGTTTGGCCACGGCGGCGGTGACCGACTCGTCGACGATGTTCTTCAGCTGGATCGGGTCGACAGTTGCGTCGTCACCTTTCTCACCCTTGACGCCGGGCTCGCCCTGTTCACCCTTGACGGTGAGCACTTCGCCAGGATCACCCTTGTCGCCCTTGGGCCCGGGTTCACCTGGTTCGCCTTTGTCGCCGGCGTCGCCCTTGACTCCCGCCGCGGGCTGCGTCTTCAACCCATTCTCAAGCGCTTCAAACCGTGGCGTCAGCGCCGATATAGCTCGCGCCACAAAATCCTCTACGGCAGCCACCATCAACCGCCCCAGCGCCTCACCCTTTATCTTGGCCATTCGCGATTTCCTTTATGCGGCAGTTAGCTGGCGGGCCGCGATCTTGGATACATCGGACTTACGCAGGCCATCGATGAACGCGTCCGCCATGACGGCCTCTTCGTCATCGTCATCTTCGTCGGGCACCGCTAGCGTCGGCAGCCTGGCCATGAACTCCTCGAACTTCTTATCAATGCCATCGAACTTCTGGTCCATGCGGCCAAACAATGCGTCGATCTGTTCGTCGTTGGCGGCAACTGGAGTCGGTGCGTTGCTGTCGTCCGCCTCACCAGGCGCATTTCCAGCGGGGGATTTGCTCGGCGACTTGAAGGGATCATCGGAGGCGTCGCGCTTGGCCAGCGCCGCCAACGAGTAATTCTGCTGTTGCGCCATCGGCGAAGATCCACCGGGTACGGGTTTACGATTGAGTTTGGCACGCGCCTCATCCGGCGCGAGGATGCTGCCCTTCACACCTTCGGCCAATGTGGTCATCAGCGCAGCCTGGTCCATGCGGATGAGGCCATCGAGATCGCACTCGGTGGACATGCCGGCCGGCAGAGCCAGGCCTTCATCCAGCGATGCTTCTAGCGATTCGATCAGCGATTGCAGGCAGGCGGAATAGTAGATCTGCAGCATGGCCGCCACGGAGGTGCCGGTAGGGATCGCACCACCGACCATGAATAGCGGCATGTGGAAACAGCGCGCCACATCCTCGACGGTCCATTTCAACTGTTCGATCAGCTGCGCCTGTTCGGCCGGTATGGTCATCGGCTCGTACTTGAGGCCGTCTCCGGAGACCATCAGCCGGCCGATGTTCGCGCCGCTGAAGTTTTCCTCGAAGTGGGACTTGAGCCGCGCGGCCGCCTCGGTGCTGATGGCGCCAGGCGCGGTCAGCTGCCCGGAGGGGCGGCTCATGTTGTCGAAAAACTTGGTGCTGTTGCGCTGGATTTTGTTGCCCATGGTTGCAGACATGCCGCAGGCGTAGATGGGCGAGATGCCGACCAGCGGATGCCACAGGCAGTTCCAGCGGTCGTGGATTATTTCAGAGGCGGGCACCACGATGCTCTCGGTCAGTTCGGCCAGATGGTCCATGGACAGGCGGTAGTACACGCCACCATCCTCAGCAACAAGCGGCTCGACGCGGGTCGCGTCGAGTACGAACATCGCGACCACAATACCGCGGCGGTCACGCTGTTTCAGGATATAGGTGTTGCCATAGAGCAGCTTCGAGATAATCCACTGCTCAATAAAGTTGATGATGGTCTGGTAGCGGTTCGGCTTTTTCAGCACCGCCAGGAATGGCGAGGCAGATTTGATCTCTTCACAGATACCATCGGCCGCTTCCTTCATCAGCTTGACTCGCAGCTTGGCGATGTCCTTGCCGATCAGCGTCAGCGGCGCGAACAAGCCGGAGAAGGCGAGAAGGTCGCGCTGGTTGTCAACGACAACAGCGGACTGAAACGCGCCGGCAAACGATTCGCCGACGATACGGAACCAGCCGCGCATGGAGTCGACGGCCTGCATGGCCTGCGCGTTGACTCGCGAGATCTGGAAGCCGAACAGCTTCACTTATGCGGCCCGGCTGCTGCTGCGATTGCCGCGATTACTGCGGGTGACTTGCGGTGCCGACACGCTGGTCGATTCGACTGCGGCGTCACCGTCCTCGCGCTCGATACGACCCAGCAACAACAGCAGATCGACGTGCTCTGGTTCCACATGGAACTTCTCGCCAACCGCCACCGGACGGGCGTTGTATTCCTGCGCTTCTTTTGCGATGCGATCTGGCATGATTTTCTTCCTTGAAAACGAAGCGGGCGCGCCGTTATGGCGCGCCCGTATTTCAACGATCAACCATCAGGTGCGGTAGGCTGCATCCTTGATGTACTGCACAGCGAAGGTGCGGCGTTTCTTCCAGTTGATGAACCGGATCGCACGCAGCGCAATGCTGTCGGTCTGGAACATCGAGACCATCGACGTGGCAACCGTGGCACCGGTGGACTGGTTGGTCGGGTTGTCCAGCATCTCGATCGCTGCCTCACCGCTGGCGTCGATCGTTACACCACCTTCGTCGGCCATGGCGATTTCCGGCGCGCTTGCGAGCACCAGGAGATCACCTTCGCCGGCAACCGGGCTGCCGACCTGCACCGCGGAGAGCGACACGATGACGGGGTAACCCATGAAGGTGCCGCCGTCCGGTGTCATGGTCGGGAACACCGGCTGACCCAGCGCGTTCAACATCAACGAAATCGCGCGCGCGAGTGCCGGGGTCATGATCCACACTGCACCCTGGGATGAGAGATTGGCGGCGTCCCATGCCGCGAACAGCGTCTGGACGTCGGCGCGCAGCGTGGCCGCGGTGGTGCCGGTAGCCGCAACGGGCACAACGCCGTTGGTGATGGACGCAGGGCTGACGTTGGCCACGGCCGCGTAGTCCGGCGCGATGAATTGCACGTCCAGGAACTGCGCGATCGCTTTCGACAGGTCATTCCGCACCAGCACTTCGGCAGACGGGCTGGAGCTCATCATCAGCTCTTTGTCCAACACCACCAGGCCGGCCGCTTTCGCGATGCCCAGCGTGTCACTGCCGGTACCGAGTTTCGACACCGGAATCGGCTTGCCCTGCCCGACCCAGTAGCCGGACGAACCGGAGGTCTGCGTACCCCAACGGACGTTGAACGGCACCTGCGTGAAGTTCTGGATGCGGCCGATGATGGTTTGCGGACGCAGGTATTCCAGGAACGCGCCGGCCAGGTTCTGGTTGTAGACCAGTTCCGAGGCCCAGCCCGCGGTGGTGGTGTCACCGGCAGCGACCGCCGCCATCAACACATGCGCCACTTCCGGTGTCTGCTCTTGCCATTGCTTGTTGGCATTGGCCACCATCAGTGCGACGGCGGGGATGCCTTTGGCTTGCACCATCGCTTTGACGTAACGCACAAAGGGCACGCCTTTTTCGACGTTGGCGCGCACGGAGATGATGCGGCTGGATTCAACCGGGCGCACTGGTGCACCGGTGATGGGGTCGACGACGGCAGGGGTCTTCACTGGTGCTGCGCGCGCCACGGCGGCGGCTTCCTGCGCTTTCAGGCGGATGATGTGCGCGTCGATGTCCTTCACCTGACCAGTGAGATCGTCGTATTCCTCACCTTCGGTGGCGTCGAGCGTTCGACCTTCATCGCCGCTTGCACCCATGATGACTTCCATGCGCGCCAGGTTTGCAGCACGTTTGTTTTCAAACGCGGAGATTTGTTCGGCCAGCGTCATCTTGCCGGCGAACATGAACGACAACCCGCCGCCAGCGGCGAGCGAACTCAGTACATCGTGCGGCATGAAGGCGGGTGGGCCGGTCAGCGCAACCGCTGCTGCGACCAGGGCCACCGCCAACAGGGCGAAGACCAGGTGTTTCTGCGTAATTTTCATGATTTGTTTCCTTCCGGGAATTGAGGGGATCACTTCAGATAGACAACGCCGGGACGGCGTGTCTCTTGCGTTCCCGTGACGCCGGGAGGGGATGTTTCAGCAGCACTCAAGCGCACCACCGGCCGCTGCTTTTCGCCGGGCGCGGCGAGCAGGGCAGCAGGTGCTTGAGCAAAAACAGGTTTGCGGGTGGCGGCTTTCGCCTTCGTTTTCTTGTCGGCGATGGCCTCATCGGCGAAACCTTTCTTAACGGCTTCCGCACCGGTCAGCCAGGTTTCTGCCTCCATCATCGCCAGCACATCGGCGACGGATTGCTTGGAGCGGCGCGCGTAGAGCTCAGCCACGGAGGTGTCAACCTTGTCGAGCATGTCGGCGAATTCGCGCAAATCGTTGCGGTTGCCCATCACCAGGCCCCAGGCGGAATGGATCATCAGGAACGCGCCTTCGCCCATCACGATCTTGTCGCCGGCCATGGCGATGATCGAGGCGGCTGAAGCAGCCAGGCCGAGCACATTCACGGTGACGTTGCCGACGTGCGCGCGCAGCAGGTTGTAGATCGCGATACCTTCGAACGCGTCGCCACCAGGCGAATTGATGGTGACCAGCACCGGCGCTTTTCCGGCCGCCTCGAGCTGGGCCTTCACCATCAGCGCAGTGGTGCAGTCATCACCCCAGCCGGAATCGCCGATCTCACCCATGACGTCAATAGTGCAGACGGGCTCGGTCGACTTTGCGGCGAGCAGGGTCTTGTCCCACTTCGCCAGGGCGCTGGCCGGCGTTTTTAATTTCAGGCCGGCCGGTTTATTGGCGACGCTCATCTGGGGCAGATTGGTGGATTTGCTCATGGGGCGGCTCCTGGAAAAGAAAAGGCCGCACGTGGCGGCCCTCTTGGGAATTTTCAATAATCGAATAACGCTTACTTACCTTCCGGACGCTTGTCCAGCGCCTTTTCCGCCAGCAACCCAGCTACATCATCAATGTGCAGGCAATCGACCATGCAGGCATACTGCTGCGGGTTCTGAATTACGGCGATATTCCCGTTGCAAAAGTCGTTTCCGCCGGGAACCGCGCTGTGCAGCACGCCGAAGGCAACTACTTTCCCGCCTTCGAGCTGCACGATTTTGTCGCCATTCTTCGCTTCACGTCCGTTTCTGTAGTGCATTTTGTTTCTCCTATTAGTGTTGCGATTAGACAAACATCATCTGGAATTTTTCGTCCTGCTGCAGCGTCGGCAGCATCGCCCGCGACATGGCGATGATGAACATCAGCGCGGGGTCAATCTTTTTCTTTTTCGCGGTGCGCCGCGGGAACCAGTTGTCGTTCAGATCCGGCTTCACCGAGACGTTCGAGATTCCCCAGGTGGCCACCGGATCGCCGCAGTGGTGCACGCGCCCGGATTGCACCAGGCCGTCGATGAATTTCATCGGCGCCGACAGGTGCTTTACGTTCTGCGGAACCCGAATGACCGTGAAGCCAGCCTGCTCCAACTTGGGCGCGATGCCGGCGGCACCCCAGTCGTCGATGCCGAGTTCGCCGCAGCGGAAATTCTCCATGTCCTCGGTGCAGCCACGCTCGATCAGCGCCTGGTCGATCATGTTGCCGGGCGACTCGATCAGCCAGCCTTCCCGCTTCCAGCCCTGGTAGTGGCGATTTTCCGGTTCATTGATCCGCGCTTCCGGCAGATAACAGCGCCAGAATGGGTAGAAATGATCTTTGCCATTGATCTGCCGGCGGAACACGCGGCAATCGCCGGCGATATCGACCACGTTTGCCAGGTCCAGACCGTGAAAAACTTCCTCGCCGTGAAAATCCTCGATCTTCAGCGTTGGATCTGCGAGCGCTTTCCACTCATGCAGATTCAACCAGGGATTCGAGGATCCGACCCACATGTTCAAGTGCTTCGTTTGGAACCCGGCCTGCTTGCGAGGATTCCGCACGGCCTCGGCCTGGTCGGCCAGCATCGTGTCGCGGTCGATCGACACGCCGTAATTCGGGTTCGCCTTGATCAGCGCTTCCTCGCTGGTCCAATCGTCGCCCGGTACAGACACTTGACCTTCGCGTTCAACCGGCAGGTCGATGCCGTAAATAATTCCGAAGCGGCGGTCATCGACCACCACACCTTCGAGGATCTCCTGGAGACTTTCCTGGTGCGCGTAGCAAGGGCCTGAAACATCATCGCCGGCGGTGGTGATCATCAGCATCAGCGGCTGGGCGCGCGCCAGCATGCCCGTTTTCATCGTGTCGTAGAGCGCCTCGGTCGGGTGCTCGTGATATTCGTCGACGATGGCGCAGCTGGGCGATGCGCCGTCACCGGGATCACCGATGATCGGCTCGAATTTCGAGTTGGTCTCGGCGATGCTGATGTTCGAGGACCGCACCGTTACACCGAAGCGCGAGATGAAATCCGGCGTGCCTTCCGCCATTTTTTTCGCCGGCTCGAAAACCTCGTATGCCTGACCTTCTGATGTGGCGCCGGAGTAAACCTCCGCGCCAAATTCGTTGTCGGCCGATAGCATGTACAGGCCGATGCCGGCGGCGATCGTCGACTTCGAATTCTTCCGCGGCACAAACAGGTCGGCCATGCGAAAGCGCCGGCGCAAGGTCTCGCGATCGAGCCAGCCAAAAATCGAGGCGACAATGAAAATCTGCCAGGGCTCAAGCCGGATCCGTTCCTTGCGCGCCGCCCACTCGCCCTTGATGTGCGGCAGCATTTCGATAAACGTGCACGCACGCTCAGCTGGCGTCGCGATTTTTCCTTCCTCGACCGGCAACACCGGATTCCACACGTAACGCCAAGGCGAACCGTCCGCGTTCAGACGCACCAGGTCATCGAGGTGACGTTGACACGTGAGGCGCGCCCACTTGTTCGACAGCATGCGGCCGTCGACGATGTCGCGCGCATACTGCGTTGCGATGCCGGCGTAATCTTTCACAACGCGCCGAAACCGCCCGCCGGCTTGGTTTCCTCAAGCGGCAACGTCAGCTGCCGATTGCTGGCGGTGACTCGTCCGCGCGCGCTGGGCGACATGCCGAAGTTGGCCAGGAAGCGATCGACCATCAGCGCATGCTTGTTCCGCGCAACCCAGTGCGGGTTGTAGGTCCAACCGCCATTCGGCGTCGGCAGCTGGAAGCCGTCGCCACCAATCCAGGGTTTGTCCTGGTTGGCGGGATCCGCCAGGAACGCGGCCGCTTTTTCCGCTGCGATTTTCACGTCGCGCTGCAGGCCTTCCTCATGCCACACCCACCACGCATATTCCTGGCAGTACAACGCCAAGGCTGTGCGATCGATGTGCGACACCAGGCCGAGCACTTCGAGCTGGACTGCGACTCGCTTCCACTCTTTGCGCGCTTCGGGCATCAGGTGGCGCGGGCATCCCGGGATATCAATCTCGGGCTCAATGGCGCCGCCGGAATCACGGTTTTGCAGATAGGCCGTGTTCCCCCGCAGCGCCAGTACATTCTTCGGTAGTGGCTTCGGTCCTCTCTGTCCCATAAAATCCTCTCACCACCCCTGTGCGAACCACCCCTCCCCTGGAAACTGTTTTGCGTGAACGCGTCTCTTGGAGCCGGTCCTTCTTTGAAAAAAGTTTTGAGGTTTTACCCTCCCCCACATGCCCCGTTTTGGTGCGTGAGGCGCTGGGCGACGGCGCTGTCCAGCCATAGGTCACCATGGCTGATTCGCCCCTGATCGAAGAGGTGTTCGAGCTGTTGCTTGATCACGTCGTGATGCCACTTGCAGGTGGGCTGCCACAACGCGGTGTTCCAGAACTTGACCGTGTCACCACGGTGAGGCTCGACGTGGTCAACGACTTGCGTCGGTGTCGTCCGGCCAACAGCTTCACAACCCAGACACAACGGATGCGAGCGCTTGAAGCCTGCTGCCGCTTTGTCCCACTTGGCGCTATAGCCTCGTTGCCTGGCGCTGCCACGTTGCTCGGCGACTTTGTGCAGCTGGCATCGACCCTGGTCGGTGAGTGCTGTACACCCGGGTGCGCTGCAGGGGCTGAGCGGTCGGTTGGGCATGGTGCATCACCAATGAAAAACCCCGACGGCCAGGTGGCGCATCGGGGTTCGGGCACATCAGCACCTGTGTCAGCGCGCTCCGGTCGGCGGGATTGGTATCGAGTCGCTAACGCACCAATCCCCAAGAATAACGAAATATACGCCGCTTGTTTCCGCCGTGGTCGGAATTACATCAAACCCAATACAGGCGCGGGTTTGCGGGCTGTGGCGGGCTGCTAAGCCACAACTGGCGCGGACCTTTTAGAGATGTTTCTGATGAAGCAGGTACAGGCTTTCATGCCCACGCTCAAGCAGCGCCGGCACATCCAAAGCCCTGCACTTGCACGCACGCCGCACATCCCGTTGGCCGGTACTGACGAAGTGGTAGCACTCGATTGCGCGCCAGGCCAGGTTGTCGCTGGCCTTCAGTGCAGACACCGCACGATCAGTACGCTCAGCATCGGCCCGTGCACCATACGCGCGGGTATCGTCACGCCTGATCTCCAACTGCGTCACGGCGGCGTCATCGAGATCGCCGAGGTCCTTGCGGGCACCGACATTGCCGCCATCCCAGTACCCACGCTTCAGCGCACGCCAGGCATCGAGCTTACGCGCGCACCAATGCTCGGCCGGGTATTTGTCCTCGGGGTCCTGGTCACTCAATGCGACGTTCAAACTCATCCTGTTCGCTCCCGTTGTGTCTCTTCGTCGAAGTGCTCGGAGCACAGGTGCATGCTGCCCAGCTGGTAGCGCGCCGGCGCACCGCATCGGCATCGCGGCTCTGCCCTTGCAGGCACCACCTCACGCTCGAAGCGATCCTGCAATAGCCAGGTCATCGGCAGCGGGATGTACTGCCCATCGTCACGGCACCACTGCGTCGAAGCGATATCGCTCACCAGCACGGCCATCACCTGCCGCGATCTCGCATCGAGCCCCTTGCGTCGCCACAATCGCAGGCACTTCGCCTTTGCCACTCGACGGTCCCTGGGATAGGTTTGCCACCAGGATTCGAAACCGGCATCGTCCGCTTCAGCGGACAAGGGGGCTAAGGGGGGTTGGGAATTACTATTGGGAAACCCATATATATGGTCGCCCTGAAGGTGGTTACTTTCCGTCACCACCTTTTCTGCTGGAAAGTAACCACCTTTCGCAGAAGGTGGTGACGCAACGTCACCACCTTTTTGATCATCCGGCCAGGCTAGTGAGTACTCATTTGTTGCCCATTTTTGGCCGGAAAATCCGTGCCGACCGACCCTGATCCAACCATCCTCCTGCCCTTTCGCCAAGTGCAACATCACCACCCTGGGAGAACGGCCGGTTTCCTTCGCCAAAGTGCGCACCGTCGGGTAGCACGGTTCACCGGCATCGTTGACATGACACGACAACGTGAGCAGCACGTGGCGCGTGGTACTAGGCAGGCTACTTTCCAGTAGCCGCTGCCTCCATGACCAAGCTCGTCGTTCACTCACAGTAATCGTTCCAGACTCATTGCAAACTACCTCGAAAAAATAGGCGGAAAATCCGCCGCCAATTCCCGGCGAACCTGTGCCAGGGTGTGCGGGTTCATCACCGCCTTGCCGCCCATCATGAGCACCTGCCCGTCCGGAATGGAGTACTCACCACCGAATTCACACAGCAGCCAGTAATTCATCCTGGCGCGGAAACCGTCGCTGACCGGACAGTCCGGCCGGATTGCAATCGTCGGGGAAAATGAGTGATCCTCGATCACGTCGACACCGCAAATCCGGCCGGGATTCCACGAAGCAAAAAGGTCTGCCGTGTTCACAGCTTTACAGCATCCCTGCAGGCTTCGCGGCAGGCGCGCCGCGTTGAGGACCACCATCACTCGGCCTGGCATCCAACTTGACGCCTTCGCCAATGGCCACCAGCGCCCGATCATCGATGTACAGCGCGTCCTGCATCTTTCCGTCCTTATCGAGCGCCTGCGGCTGCACGCAGTACTGGATGCAGCCATTGAGATACTCGCAACGCGCAACTGCGATACCGGTAAAACCAGTGATGAGGTGCTTTACTTCGTTACCTAGCTTGATCATGACTTTTCTCCATTAATTAATGTACTCAACCACCACTTTTTGCCGCGGAATATGCGCCGCCGCCAGACCCACGCGAAGCGCGAGCTGGACTTTCTCCATGATTGAAAAACCGCGTCAACGGCGCGTCGTAATCCAGGTCGACCTTGCCGATGCCCCCGTTGCGTTGCTTGCCCACAATCACCAGGGCATCGAATTCGACTTCCGCTTTTTGCGACATCACAAATTCACGATGCAGCAGCAGCACGGTGTCGGCATCGGCCTCGATCGATCCGGAATCGCGCAGCTCTGCGATCGTCGGCAATTTGCGTTCCTTGGCCGCTTCGCGATTAAGCTGCGATAGCGCGATCACCGGACACTGCAGTTCCTTCGCCAGGCGTTTCAATCCGGACGACACCACGCCCAGCTCGGTCGCGCGATTGCCGTCAAAGCGCCCTTCCGCGTGCGCCAGCTGCAGATAGTCGACCACCAGCAGGCCGAAGCCGCCGACCTTTTTCGCTTGCACACGTGCACGCGCTGTCAGTTCCTGGATCGACAGGCCGCCGGTCTCGTCGACATAGAAAGGCGCGCCGGACAATTTCCCCAGCGCGCCATTGATGCGATCCCAGTCGCCGCCGTTCAGACGATGCTCACGGAAGCGGCCTGCGGCCATGCCAGTGAAACCGGACAGGATGCGGATCGCGAGCTCGATATCCGTCATCTCCATCGAGAACATTCCGACCGGGCGCTGATATTGCATCGCCACGTGCATCGCAATGTTCACCGCGAAGGAAGTCTTACCGGCGGCCGGTCGCGCGCCGACGACGATCAACTGGCCGGGCATGAGCGGATTCAGCAGATGATCCAGCTGCCGGAAACCAGTCTGGATGCCGGTGGTGATATCACCCTTGCTGGCTTCATCGAGCATCATCATCAAATCGCTCAACGACTCATTCAGCGAGCGGAAGGTGCCCACGCCGCGCAGACTGCGCTCGTCGACGGCCGCCAGCAAGGCCTGCGCCTCATCAAGCAGCTGGCGCGAGCTGCGGCGCTCGGTGGCATACACCAGGTCACCCATCTTCATCGCCGCCGACAGAATCGCGCGCAGCACCGATTTTTCGCGGACTAGTTCGGCGTAATGCCGAATGTTCGCTGCGAATCCGACGTATTCCAGATCCTGCAGGTAGTCGAAGCCGCCGACATGCTCAAGCTGATTGCGGTCCTTGAGCCATGCTGCAACCGATATCACGTCGGCCGGTTTGTTGGCATCGATCAGCGTGGTGATGGCGCGCCAGATATAGCGATTGTCCATCGAATAAAAATCACCTTCCGCCAAATGGCCGGCGATGATATCGAACGTTTCATTGTTCGTCATCAAACCGGCCAGGACGGCCTGCTCGGCATCCATCGCATGCGGCGGGGTCTGCAGCTGCGTGGCGGTGTCGTTCATCCCTCGCACCCTTTGCCAACCGCGCCTTCGTCATGCTCGGCAGTGAATCGCTTCCAGTGGATCCATCCCTGGTCGGGACAATGAAAGCCCCACTCGCGATACTTGGGCCCGGTGATGAACAACGTCCAACATGGACCCGTTGTCAATTCGATGCGGTGGGCAATCCTGCCGCTAAAACGGAAAGTCCAGTCGCCGGCGCGACGAATCGTGCGCTCCATAACGCCGCCCTGCAGGATCCGGTGCTCGCAATATTCGTTCCGCAACAGCTTCGAGAAATTCATCCACGGGTGATCGTGGTGCGCGCGATCGTCGTCACTGCGCAGGAATAGATGCACGTAGATATTGAACAGCGGATTCTGCGGGATCAGGTACCAGCGCAGCAGGTATGGCGACTCATGGCCGCCGATCACATAGTCGGGAGAACGCGCCTCGGCCCAGGCGATTATTTTCTCTGCCAGTTTCATGAACGTGTTCCATTTTTTTCGGAAGCTGCCGCCGGCCGATCGGAATACTGCGCGATCCGCTTCGCCATGCGTCGCGCACGTGCCAGCGCTGCTTTCTTCCGGGCTTGCTTTTTCTTGTTGGCCACCCGGCAGCGGATGGGACGCTTATCTGCCGGTGGCGTCGCCGCCGGCGCCTTCACATAGAATTTCTTGCCGCGCGATTGATCGATATATGCAACGGTGATCAACTCACGCAGCGCCAGCACGTACAGGATCCGCGCAGGGTCCGAGACGCGCACGGGCATCAGCCCGGCGAGATCCTCCGCACAAACACCGCGGACGCTGCCCGCATCCGGGATCAGCGCGAAGGCCTGGGTCAATAGGCTCATTCGTCGTCTTCCAGCACGTGGACAATGCGCGCCGGTTGCGCCTTTATTTTGGCCCGCATACTGCGCAGCTGCTCGAGCGCCGCCTTCGTCATCAACTCACGGTGAAGTTTGATCACACTGGCCTCGGTGCCGATCCTCACGAAATTCTTGCTTATCTGGATTCCACGATTCTGGAAACCCAGGCGGTTCGCGATCAGACTCTTCGTGTAGCCAAGCGCCACTAGCTCATCGATCAACCGCCAGCTGCGCGCAGCATCGGTCAGCGCGCCATCTAGTGCACACGCCAACGTCACCGCCAGGATCTTGCGCTCCGTGCGAGCGCGAATATGTTTACGATTGCCGGCCAAAATCTGCTGGAGAATGGTGCGACTGCAATCGGTCGCTTTTCTCACCGCATTGCGGCCGACGCCGCGCTTGCTCAACATGCGCAAATGGCGTCGTGCCTTCGAGCTGGAAACTACGCCATTCCAATCACCGGCTTTCCGCGCAGCCTGGCGCTCGCGTTCGTAATCGCTATTGGCGCGCCGGCATTGAAAACATTTGCACCCGGCCATGTAGCGCAGGCGCGTGCCGTGGGCTTTGCCCGCAGCCAGTTCGGCCACCGGACGCAGGCTTGAAAGACTTGTTGCCCCACTCATTCATCGAACTCGAGCTGCGGTGGATTCTTCTGGCGTGCGAGTTCAGCCTCGGCCAGGGTCTGCAACGCTTCGATGTAGCGCGGATCGAAGCAACGCGCTTCCACCGGCACCACTTTCAAACCCAGGTGCGCGAGCAATGTGGCGAATGATTCCAGATGCTCATTCTTGAGGCGGGAAATAGTCGCCTCCGAGACACCCATGGCCAGCGCAATGCTGCTGGCCGGCTTGCCTGAAAGCGCCTGTAAGACACATTTCACCGTCTTTCTGGTGCTTTCAACCGGGCTGGGCAAAGATGCACTCATGAGCTCACACACTCCGTTCAGATGGACTCGCTGGAAGCGCAGATTCGGACGCGTTGACAGCTCCGCCCGGCTTCAGCATCGCGAACGCACGATCGATTGCCGGACCGGGCACCAACAAGATTCGCGGCTGTTTAAGCCACTCATCCGTCTCGATCTCGATCGCGCACAAATCGTTGGGCGTCGCATAGCGCAACTGCTTCCACGCCTTCTCGGCGAGCTCGAGCGGCGCATGCTTGGCCAGCACGTCCAGCTCGGCCAACGCCGCGGAAAACTTGATCGTCGCGACGATCATTGTCAAGTGAGCCGACATGCGCTATCCCAGTTCGTTGTGATTCAGCAAAAAGAAACCCGGCCATCGCTTGCGCAACGGCCGGGCGGAAGCACAGCAATACCGGGTGATCGCCGGTTGACTGTGCGGAGGAGGAGAAAGGTGAGCTTCCCGGCCATGCTAGGCTTTCGCTTCCACACGCAAGCCACACACAGGGGGAATCTCAATGGAACTCAAGGACCTGAACGACACACTCGAAGCGCATGCCATACTCGATTTGGCTTTCAAGCTACGGGCCATCGATTTCAATTCCGCAAAACAGAATGCCACCGGCGGTCGCGTCATGCGACCGATGAAAGACTTCATCCCGGAGGCTGTCGAAACGTATGGGGATATTCGGGAAGCCATTACAGCCGCTCAAAAGGCGTCAAGCCAGTAACTTCGACGCACAGATTCGCTTTAACGAGCTCGGCCCGAATCGCCTGCAGCTCTTCCAGGATTGCGATTAACAGCTCTTCTTGGGTCATTCGGCGGCCCTCGATTGTTCGCGCATCGCTTCGGGCAGGCCGTCGTCAGGGTGCGGATAATGATCCGCGCGCAATTCGTGGGGAGTGACCTGAAAATCAACCGCTCGCGCCGCTGCAATCGCAAAGCCGTCACCGACTTTGCCTTTTCGAAGCCAGGCGCTGACAGATTGCTGTGTGGCGCCGACCTTTTCGGCGAATTTTCGTTGCGTACCAACGATTCCCACGCATTTTTCGAGAGCGTTCATGGGATGCAATTTACAATCATCATTGTAATCTGTCAACAATGATGATTGTCACACGCCTTACAATGCCAGTTGTAGGCTATTCGTTAATGGAAACTACCTTCCAAGACCGGATGGCGATCGTGATCAAGCGCGTTGGCGACCAAACCAAATTGGCCGCCATCGTGACGGAATTGCTCGGCGAAAAAGTTACTCCCCAGGCGATGCAACGACTTGCAAGCCGCTCCGAAAAGAAGAAACCCGCCCAAGGCAGTGTTATGAGCGCCGCAATCGCGACGGCCGCCGGCGTTCGTCCGCAATGGCTGGAATATGGTGAACAACCGATGCTGGATCCGCTTGCGGGCCTCGATCAGGAAACGCGGGCGCTAGTACTGGCCGCGGTAGGAAAACTAGCCGTGCCTACGCTGGACCCGAGCGTGCGAACCATGGCCATCGGCATTCTGGAACATGTCGCCAAGCAAGACGTCGCGGCATACGAAGTATCCGCACCGACCATCGCGCGGACTGCCCAAAAAAAACAGGCGACGGGGTGATCACATCGCAGGCGTATGGCTGTTTATTTTAAGGGCGGGATAGCCCAACTCGCAGCAGCACTCGCGCTATCGTTTCCCGTAAGCGCAGAGACCGTTCAAGGCACCGTTACCCGTGTAATCGATGGCGATACCGTAGTTGTCGTAAGCAAAGGGCGCCCAACGACGGTTCGAATTCAGGGCATTGACGCCCCCGAAAAACACCAGACTGGTGGCGACGCTTCAAAACAAAACATGAAGCGCCTGGCGGACGGAAAACGCGTGACGATGGAGACGCAAAAGCGCCCCGACAAATACGGCCGCACCGTGGCTAAGGTCACTGCGGACGGCAAGGATGTGGGCCTGGAACAAATCAAACAAGGCCAGGCGCAGCATTACAAGAAATATCAATCAAAACAGAGCGCGAAAGATCGGCGAACTTACAGCGCTGCCGACAGGAAGGCGCCCAAACCCAGCAAAGCACTCAGCCCAGAAGAGTTTCGGAGGAACAACCACCACTGAAGGGGAAAACATGAATGCAGGCTTGGGGGTTCTCGGCGTCATCCTGGTGATATTTTTAGTAATACTCGCGATTCTTTGGTGCCTGATGCCCTTTTTGATCATGGGCACCAACAGCCGACTGGATCGCATCATTCGCCAGAACGAAGAGATGCTTGAACGGATGGATAGAGTTCGTCCGTTAACTTAGTCGTTCGAAAAACAATGATAGTTGTTGACAACGTACAACGTTCATTGTAATTTGCCTCCATTCCCACCCAACTTGGGTGGCAAATGGAGGCCACATGCAAACCGCCACAGCCGCAGCACCCACGATCGCGCGCAAGTTGAATCGGTGGGAACTCGATCACCTACGCAATCTGGTCGCCGAACAGCAGCGTCAAATTGATAGCCTCAATCGCGACCTGGAAGTATCCCAGCAGCATCTGGAGTTTTGGCACAACGAGGCGATGCGTGAGTGGGAGGACGCTATCCCGCCCACCATCGGCATAACGCAATCATGTGAGCTTCTTGTGCTGGCACGGGGCGCAGCATGACCGCCACAGCCGCAGCACCCGCCGTCGAGCGCAGCGCCGCTCCCGCCCTTCACCTCCCACCCTTCCAACTCGGCGCCGCCTACCCGCTGCACGGTGGCGTATATGCCGGCCTGGTCCGCGCGCCAGCAGGCCAACAAGATTGGCATCTCTTCGTCCCCACCGATCCCGCCAGCGATCTGGATCCGCGTAAATGGGGCGGCGCCAGCAAAAATGAACCCGGCGCCGAAAGCCTGAACGACGGCCTCGCCAACACCATCGCGCTCTGCGAGTCCAAGCACGCTCACCCCGCCGCGCAAGACTGCCGCGCACTGGTAATCGACGGCTTCAACGATCTGTACCTGCCCGCCAAGGGCGAGCTGGCCATCTGCTGCGCCAACGTGCCCGAGCTATTTCAAAAGACCTGGTACTGGTCCAGCACGCAGTACGCGGGCGATCCGGACTGTGCCTGGCTCACGTACTTCGACAGTGGCTACCAGTACGACGGCCACAAGGACTTCAGTGCCCGCGCTCGCCCCGTCCGCAGATTAGTGATTTCGTAATTCAATCATTCAGCAATTTGATGATCATGGTCCGCGGCGGATATCTGCTCCACGACACGCTCAGCGATCGCTATTTCCGCGAGCCTGAGCCACACCAGGTCCAAGGGGAATGGCTGACCGGCGAGAGCCGCGGTACCGCCTATCCAAATCGCGCTGCCGCTCAAGCTGTGGCACGCCGCATCTGCGGGCGGTATTGGCGCCTTCGCCTCGCTGTGTTTCCCCGTCGCGTGGCCGCGCTTCCTCGTCACCAGCTGGTGCTGCCAGCCTTCGCGAAAGGTCGCGCATGAGCCATCTGCAGATCGGCGATTCGTATCACGTTCCCGGCATGGGCCCGGGCGTCATCCTGGGCTTTCACGGTCGCTTCGAAGGCCAGCGCGAATGGCTGTACCTGCTGGTCGGCTTCACGCCGACGTTGCGCGCGCTGGTGCCGCTGCGCGAAGGCGTGGTGCTGCAATGAATGCGGCCACGGCAGACGGCTTTGCGATCGGCCTCGATGTGCCGTTCCTCTATCTCGATCAAGCCGGCCACCTGGTGCGCCGCGAACAGGCGCATGTGTTCGAGTCTAAAAAAATCGCGGAAATTGCCGCCGATCTTCACACGGCCCGCACCGAGGTGTGCTGCTTCGTCGTGCCGGTACTCAAGGGGCACATCGTGCCCGTCGTCAACGTCAGCTAATTATCCCAGGGAACAAGATGGTCAATTACATTCGCCGTACGTCACGCATCCGTCCGA